CTTTGACATACGAAGTTCATCCATGTCTAATAAAGTAACCTATTGTACCATGCTAGCAAAAGAAGGCCGGTACAAATGGGAACCATCGGAAGAAAATCGATACTTTGAAATTGCGATCCCTGTGTACACGTGGAAGAATGCGTCGGTCACACCCAATGGACTTGTATATGATGCGTATACCGTCTATACAGGAAAACATGTGAATGACGAACGATTTCAATACTGGAATCAGGCCAAGGTAGATATCTTTACTCCTCTTCAACAACGCAAGCGAATGTTGGCCATTCCCTTTGCCGATACCTCTGTGTTTAATCACCCTGATACCTATGTTCTTCAATACCTTTCACGCGCCATGCGATTGCTAGAAATCTATCCTGATACATCATTATGGCTCCCATCTGGATTTGAAAAATATTTATCATTACAGCTATCATTTGACAGTGTACCCTTTACGGAAAATACAGGATGCTGGGCCGACGAAGTAGTTGGATTTGTTCCTGGGCCATTATCATCTGAACTAGGGCGAGAAGATATCATGTCTCTTCGTACCCATCTTCCTTCATGGAAGAGATCCCCCATCGGTCAGAAATGTGTGGTGGTAACGGACTCTGTGATCACCACACGATTCGTATATGAGACTCTTACCCCTTTTCTAAAAACACAAGATCCGAGTTGGGACATTCAGATTGTTTCTGATAAACATTATGGTTCTTATGATTCCATGATAGGCGCATCCATGTGTATCCTTCTGGGAGGTCCCGCTACCAAGTGGTCAAAGTTATGGGCACTTCCACCTGATTGCTGTGTGATCGAGTTCCAGCAAGAATTGGAGATAGAGGGAGAGTTTCAACATCTCTGTCATGTTGCCGATTTAAAATCGTGGGTTCTTCTACTCGCAAAGGGCTCAACAACTGATGTTCAAGACCAAATCATGGAACAGTTACAAACATGGTACAAGAAGAATGAATATGAACTTCTTTTAATCATATAAAGAAATAGGATGAACCATAGGTATGATGGTCCGAGTTGGATCATTTTTATTAGGAGTGGTAGTAGGAACCTATCTGGATCAAACCCATACCATGCCAAACATTGAAAAATGGATCAAGCTTGGCATTCGAAAAATTAAAGAATGGGAAGAAACAACGCGAAAATCCTAATAGTTAAACGTACTAATAAATAATTTTACCAATTCAAATACACGTTCATTGCTTCTACAGTCGATCAGTACCTGTTGAATGGTCGATGGGATATAGATTGTATAATTATATGGACTTTCCAAATATCGATACAATTGATTTACATTTGGATTATTCACATGAGTTAAATAAGGTTTGATAAACAATGCCAAATAGTATTTATCAGGAGCATTTTGAATCACATTTAACATTTCTTTTTCCATAATATCATAATTAGGTTGATTGGTAATACGTTCTATCCATTTATCGAATTTTGTCATATATCATATCATATGACGAAAGTCTTTAAGATAAGTCTCTATTGTTTCAAATAATTCTTATACACTTTCATTGCGTTTCGCATACCGGGCGTTTGATATTTATGATATTTTGCCCGATAGTACATGGTTTGTGCAACTTGACGGGCTTTCGAACGGCTCACCGAACGAAGCCGACGGATGGTATTCTTTGCTTTCTTACGTGTTCCATACCCTGCTTTTACTGCTGGTGGTTTTGTAGCATTATTAAATACACCCATGCTCTATTTGGTCTAAAGAAGTTGAACCGCGCGTTACAAGTCCGAGCCTAACAGCTCTTTACAAGTCCGAGCCTAACAGCTCTTTACCCCACACAACCGTGTCTTGAATCTTTTTCTTATTCATCGGCGTCTGATACGCACGCAGGTCAAACAGTTTACCCTTAAATAGTTCATCTGCGTTCTGGTACGGGCTCGTCGCCGTCGACCAATTTGATTTGCCAATGTAATTATTCGTAGTATGGTCCGTCTGTGGAAGAAACGCAGACGGCTCCTTATGAACTACCTCCCCATTCTTATAAATGGTTAACGCCGGTTTCCATGGATCTCCCCCCTCCGCGGTAATCACAATATGTGTCCATTTACGTAACGGAAATACATTCTTTACTTGAATGTGTACTTTTCGCTGTTTATGGTCCCATACTTCATATAACAAATCAGCAGTTGAGGCTTCACCTTCTTTTGCGTGAACTTGTTGAAGTTGCGGAATGATACGCCCTGTAAGTTCCGGGTCAGGACAGCTATAGACGTTCACATTCGCACTCGATGTTAACATCACCGTTTGCGGACTTTGCTCAAACGTACACTGCGCCCCCGATGGCGCATCAGGAATGGTCTTCTGCGATTCGTCTATACAACTTGTTACTTCCGTTTGCTGTGTGGTCGCATTTCCTTTTCCCACGATTCCGCAGAATACGTTATCGATGCCTGCGCCGTTTCCGAAATCGAAAATCTTTGCGTTATTGGTAAATTCATCAAAATAGACCCAGAACGAAAACGCACGAACATATCGGAGTTGAATCACATTTCCAAACTCCAAATTGCTGCCATCTCCAATACGCACATACTGATCCACTCCATTGAACTCCAGACCATGGGTGGTAGGTTTTGGAACTGGATCAATTTCGATGTTCCCTGCCGTAGTCACTGTGAGATTCTTCGCGTAATCCAGCAAATCATCTCGGAATCGCAACCAAAATACAATTCCACTATAAAATGTAAGCAAGGTCTTGATGTTATCCGGTGGATTGCCATCCGTAATCATTTTACTCTGGAATGAATAATCACCCGCAGGGTTACACTTTGCTTCAAACGTATCCGCACCTGTTTTAAGGATACGACAGTATCCTACTCGACCCTCCTTTAACACATCATTCATGTAATCATCGCGGCTGATTTCAAATCCATCCTTTACTGCGGGAGTTTTGTATTGAATGGTCGTTAATCCTTCTGTTCCTCCTAACGCACAGGCAAAGAACAGATCCTTATCGGACCCGCCCGTTGGCACGACCATTCGACAAAAATCGTGTTCTTGACCTAGTCGTTGAACATCAGCATATACTGCTGTATAACGAATGTCTCGTGTATATCCACTTTGTTCGTCCGTAGGATTGATACCGACATCACCGCGACGAGGCATCCAACGAGCCCAAAAGGCACTATCTCCGACGGAGACCAAATTAGTAAATCCTTCATTGAGTAAGGTTGGATTCCATATCTCAACGATCGCAATTGCGATAAGGATTATTAGACCGATACAGAGATATCCTCCATACATACTATCGTATCGTGAGGTAAAAGCAAGGAGCAAGAATCGCGTATCCCGTCCAAAATCGTTTCTTTGAATCATCTAGAGGCCATGCAAGAAGGTGGTAAACTTCTCGATCATGGCATGTATGGATGCGTGTTTACCTCCTCCTTACATTGTAAAAACAAGAAACTACCGTTGGTCGCAGAAGACAAAGAACATCCTCCCATTAGTAAACTTATTCGCATCGATCATGCTGAAGTCGAATTTAAGATTTCTTCCTTGATCCGGCAGATCCCTCTTTGGAAAAATTACTTTGCCGTATCGGAATCCATATGCGAACCTGCGAAACAACAAACAGAGAAAGATATGGGAGCATGTCCTGTATTAGAAGAACAACCCTTATCTGATTTTCGTATTCTGGCAATGACCTATCATGGTGTACCCATTGACGCCTTTCGTTTTGATTTGAAGAGGTTTGATCCGATTCGATTCATTTCTCATTTATTGGAAGCAGGTGCCTTATTAAACCTATTCGGCGTGGTTCATCGTGATATTCATCAAGGTAACATCTTAGTGGATCAGCATCATGTTCCTCGTATCATTGATTTTAACCTATCCGTGTTTGCTAAAGAAACCGTATCCGAGGATGATTTATCCCATTCTCATACCGTACATGTTGGACAGGAACCGCCTGATGCGACCATTGTCAATGCGGTGTCACGTGGTCATGATGGAATGCGCGTGGTCGATTCCATTTTATCCAAGAAGGCCATTCTTAAAAAAGTACAAACTCTGTTGGGCATCACGCCTCAACAAATGAAAGTTAGTTTGTATCGTTTTTATCAACAAAGTAAATCCGTAAAGGATGGGGATTCAGAAGCATGGTTCAAATCCTATTGGACGAAATATGATAGCTGGGGAATTGGAATTAATATCGTGTATCAGATTGTTAAATGGTCGATTTCTCCTTCTTTTTCGATTGAAACACACAAGGCAAAACTCTTTCCCATTTTACGAAAGATGTGCGCGGTCAACCCGTTAGAGCGTATTGATTGCGTTCAAGCACTTCATATGTGGAATCCGTCTCACTTTATTCTTCAAAAGTATGCGAAGGAATGGCTGAAGAAGGTCGGTGTCTAAGTGCACGGACTTCCTCTCGTAGTTCCTGGATTTCGTTACGAATCGCTTGATTATTCTGTTGTTGTGTATTATCGGACATGATTGTATGCATCGTGATATATGCAATACCTGCTGCCACCGACAGATACGGATACATTTCACGAGAACCCATGTAATATGGCTTGGATAAGAGCATAGAAGAAGCACGAAACATATTGATATAAACCGATAGTATATATCAATAGGTAATAGAGATTCAATTTTATGGAGGACGAAATCATTCGTGAAATCAAACCCGTAATTGAAGCGGGAAATCTTGATGCCTTACAGATTGTATGGGAAGATTATTGTGAAATGGATTTTAGCAGACCCATTGCGTGGGATTATGTCTTTCAAAAAGCATACCTTCATGCGGCACTTAAAAAACAACGCGCCATTTGCGAATGGCTTGATTCCATCTTTGCGGAGTTCAATCCAATGACTCAAATTGCCATGCGACAAATGTTTGCATATGCACGATACTTATTAAACAAATAATTACCGACGATTCTTTTTCGTACTTCGTTTTATACGTGTTCTTCGTTTTATACGTGTTCCACCCGTTCGTCGCAGTCGATGTTTCTTTGTAGCAGGAATACATAGGTATCCGCAGAAGTTCTTATAATTCAGTCCCGAATCAGGATAATCAAAATGTGCCAACTCTGGATTGATAATGGGCCGTTTGTTTGCATCCACATCGGTTACATCTGTTCCACCTGGTTTGTGCGACCATTTACCCGTTTTATCTTCGGCTAACACATGATAATCCTCTTTAGGATCCGCAATGAATGCCACTTTGCGCTTCCCTTTTGAACATCGGGCACCAAATGTGGTTACTTGACTTCCAGGAACATCTCCTAATGCGCGGGCCATGATATCAGGACATCGTTTTCCTTTTACTTTTGACCATTTCGGATATCCACTCGCACGACCGGGTTGGGGAAACGAAATCGGACATGATTCATTCGTACATTTCGGCGTTTTGGGCATATCCATAAAACGATACGCATACGCAAAACAATTATGAGCCTCTTTGATTCCCTTGTATTTATTCCATTGATCCGGATCATATACCGGTTCATACCCTGATAATGGTGAAATGTTGTTACAACCCTGATGTTTTTCACAAAAGGGCGACCCTTCCAATGGAGGAAGAATACATTTCTTATCACATTGGCATCGAGGGGTTCGTTTTTTACCCCCCAGCATTCTATCTCCTATTTATAAATTAAGCGTCGAATGATAGACGGGTACATCTTTTTTATCTTCTGGAACAATTACAATATTCTCTAACGGAGCATTGGTTCGAATCACGGTTTGCGAACGAATAAGCGAATGCATTGCTTCTTTTACGGGCTCTGGAATCTGTTGTATCATCGACGCAATCGGTTGATCAGGGGAAGGTGGATACAAATCATGCGCAGATGTAATGATACTTGATGGTGCGACTCCGTGTTGCGGTGGTTGGGTTGTTTTTTCATCTGATTTATAATATTCTTCCTCAATTTGTTTCATCTTGATCTTTTCGATCTGATGGGTGAAATACACAAACTGATTTTGATGCGTCGGTGGTTCTCCATGAGTCAGTTGACCCGAATATCGCCCTGTCAACCCCATGTATTGCCATCCTTCCGTTCGTAATCGTTCCAGTGTGGTATTCAAGAAATAGTATTTCTTATCAATCTTAAAAAGTGTTAAAATACCATTAAACGTAGTAACTAGTAATGAAATAATAAAGGTAGCCCAATAAATATTTACGGAAGAATTGGTTCCTCCTAGCGTACTTGAATTTTGGATGGATAAAAGAGCAGGGACAAATAACGATCCAACTGTGATGATCGTATGTCCTAAGTAAAATACACGATTATACATTTGAACACGTTTGTGAAGATGCTCTAAAATATGAATGTATCGGGAAAGAATGATCTGTTTTTGTACATTAGACAGATCTAACCCTTGTAATACCCGTTCTAATTCATCTCGGTCATGATATACATTACAAGATAGCCAATTCAATAAAGAAGAGGGTGGAGGTGGTAGGGTTGGTATCATTCCGACTTATATCGTCCTGACATATTTTTCATGCCAGGAAGAATCTCACTGTGGAATTTTTGATCAAAGTAATGAATGGATCGTCCAAAGTTTGCATTTGGATAAAAAGCAATCGGTCGTTTTTCTTTAATCATTGCGATAACCGGTGTCGCATGGAGTTGTAAATAGGCAATCATCATCATTGCAACAGATGCTGCGGAGCGTTGCATCCCTGCCATACAATGAACTAAAATCACATGACCCTCTTTGTATTCGGCCAAAATCTTAAACGCAATTTCGCCCGACCAGAGTTCCATGTTCCGGATTTCTTCCTCTTCCAAATTATCATCCACAGGAATTCGGTACTTGATAGGAATCATTTGATTAAATGGTAAGTTTTTTGTACAATTGAAGACGACTTGAATGTTATTTCGATGGATGAAATGGTCATCCATAGATGCTTTCGCATTCCCGAGCCACAATCCAGGTAGGATTTCATTTGCGTTATCTGAATGGGCCATCTCTACTTGGCATGTTTGTTAAATCGATGGGATTCGTCGCACTTAATAAAGTGATTGTTCCTTTTCCACAGGACAAAGAAACCGTACCCACTTTGCCTCATCCGAACTAAACTCACGTGGTGCCACCAATGACCAGTTCACATTCATGTCCATAATCCCTAGTTGACAACACAAATAGGAGACCAACGCGGAACACCAAAAACGCTTGGTTGTTTTATAAGCCGGATTGGGAGGGAGAGGACGGATCATGTTATACTTCGCACACAACCAGTCCCAGGGGCTTAGATCATATGGTTTATTATGTATTTCTTTATGAATTTTAGAGAATGCGTCATAAAATACATCATTTCGCTCGCATTTTACCTTTCGTACCAGGACAGACCCTTTCGGGTATTCTTTCAAGACATCTTCCAATAAATGGAGTTGAACACCCATTTTCATTTGATGATCTTCTACGTCTGGTGTATTATTCCAAGACGATTCTAAAATATAGGTTCCATCTTCCAACGTCGGATCTAAGAACTTGGGATTCTTTACTACCATTCCTACATGACTGTACTTGCTTACACCTGCCCACTCTACAAACCACGAGATCCAACCTGTTCCTCGAAATAAAAGAAGGTCGCCTGTTTCTAAACTTGCTTCCATCCGAAGGTTCATTTATTGGGTCGGAGATAAAATTGATATGTGTTTATTCTTTTAAATAGGTACCTTATTACGTATATGACATTGTCCCGTCATTTCTATGCGCTGGATGAAGTCCATGCCGCACTCCACTATAGTTCCACTCGAAATGGCCGACGAGAAACGGTCTTCTGGTGTCATGAACTTCTTTCTAGCGGATGTGCCACTGAAACCATCTCTACTCTCTTTGAATCATGGCTCTGGAACAAAGGTCCCTTTTCCCTTTCCTGGTTATCGATTGCTCACAAGCTCGCACAAGAGGAAGTAGTAGAAGCGGATATCTTATTGGCAGCCTATCAACTGAGTTGGATTCCCTGTGAACAGCGTGACCATTCCCTATGGAACATTCTCGTTCTCACCGCACAAGGTGTGGGTCCCGACCGTGTAACCCCCAAGACTCCACCGTATCTCCCGTCTTCCGATGAGAATGAGGTGTTTATGGTACGCGCGTTGTTCCAGGGAAAAGCATACAGTGCGTGGTGGATGTCCCGTCATTTTACCAATGAACGAGTATGGGAACTCCTTCGTTGGTACGTTCGTTATTTATGCCCTGCTCATTCAGAGTCCTATCTCTCTTCCTTTACTCTTCTTGAAAACTATGAGTCTCTTTTGGGATACCAATCAGAAGAATATGATGTTGTTGTTCGGTGTCTCGCGGTTCTCTCTGTCTGTCAGAATTACGAACAACAAGAGCAGAGTTGGAAACGTCTTCCTCCAATCGAAACGAGTGTTCAAACCGCAATAGAAGAATGGGATGTGGAAATCGGTCACGTGAAGCATCGACGATATTCGATTCCAACCGCATGTCTATATGGCCGATCGGAACGAGGTCGAATGAAATGGGCAGAATCCACTGTATCTCAACTTGGACAGCTAGAACAGAATATGAAAGGATGTCCTTTCTGGGACAGCGTAGTGGAAGAATATCAAACCGGCGAAACATGGCGTTCCGATGATTCTCGAGAGGCATTTTATGACCGATACCTAACAGATGTTCCAGATGAATGGTCCAAATCTGAAAAACTAAAATCACATGGCGATGGCATTATGGGACCACACGAAGAAAGTAGTTTGGCAGTCTATTCCAAACGTTTCTTTACCTTCCTTTCTAGAATGTCGTGGCACCTATTTCCTGTTATAACTCCCTGCCAACAAACAAGTTCTAATCCTCTCACCATTATTTCCCTACTTCCTCCGCCTCCTCCTGTTACAAATGATATGCTACGCCCCATTCGAAGACGAAAATGTATTTAATGACGCTTCCTTGTCGTATTGTACTTAGGACTACACATTCCTCTACCAAAAATCGCACATCCCATACGTTTTCCCGAATGACCTGTTACCATACTATCCTCAAATACCCCCTTCCCTAAATCATCCTCATCCTCATGAACAATAATGGACCTTCCCCATAGATCTTGAACTGTCACTCCTTTTAATTCATATGACTTTGTCATTTTTTTGCCTTTCAGTTCAATATTCCCTAAATCACCCGTATGGCGTTCTCCTTTCGATGTCGGGCTTCCTCCATGAACATGCTGACCGACATCATAATGTTCACAGAGTCCCTGACATCCTTCACCTCTCAGATCGCCCGCTTTATGAATATGGAATCCGTGTAAACCCGGTGGCAGTTTCGTAAACGTTGCCACTAGACGAACACCCGTTGAACTCGGTGAAACTACGACTTCGCCTTGTATCGCATCGGTACGAAAAATAGCAATCGCTTGCTTGCTCATTCCCTATTCTAGTTTCACTTCTTCTATAATATCAACATTGTCAAAATTATGGATTTCTGAAAATGATTTCTTTTTTTTTCCAAAATAGGTTGTTGCGTACCCTTGTTTCACCATCCATTCATTTATGTTCTCACCCTTCTTATCATAAAGTGTCCCCAACAGCCTGCCATATTTATCAGGTGTGTACAATTGAATGGTTACCAAATTATCACTCTCTTTCAATTTATTGATCATGGATTGACTTGATTTCTTGGCTGCTTCGATTTCTTTCTCGCGATCCGGATTGCTCTTTAGTGGTTTCTTCTCAGGTGTATCAATGCCAAATAGTCGGATTCGGTACTTGAAGATTTTCTTCATATCCTCATTTGCCATCGCAATATCTATCGTATCACCATCCACTACACGAAGGACTTTCACTTTCTTTCGGATGTTTTCATACGAAACATAGGGAGTATTTTGATCCGTCGCATGTTGATAGATGGATTCATCTGTGTGTAAATCAATATTAGGGCTAGGAACGCTCTTCTCTCCACAAATACAATTACCCATGATACTATTCTTTAAATCATAATCCGTTCATCAATTTTATACCTGAAGATGACCCGTTTCTGCTACATCGTTAAAAAAACGTGATTGCCGTTTGAGAAGTTCATTGCGAACTTCACGGACCTTCTCCATACGATTCTGTCCAAAATGATGTCCTTCATGATACAGATAGGCAAGTCGTTTCCATCGCTCAATATACCAATGATGTGGTAGATGAATGATCCCCACACGATACACCCGAATCATAAAATCAGTAACAGGTATTACTTCTGTAAGTGTCATGATAATAAAATCTTCTAATAATTCTTTTGCGCTGGGGGAATCAAGTTGTATCAGGCTTGTCTGAATTGCCTTCATCGTAATTGCTGAATGATGATACTGATGCCATGTTATAATATTAAAATTATATTTACGTAGCGTAGTGAGTGCCCATCGAAGTTCACCATACACTTTTAGTTGTTCATATATGGAAATTAGTTGGTGATACATAAAATCAAGATTATTCCATGGATTACGAGGATAACGTGGTATCGCAAATCCACCCTCTTGATACAATAATGCGGTTTCCATATGGATCGACAGACTTTTCGCATCAAATATAAACTTTTTTTTTACATTCCAATCATACAATACTACACGCTTTTCTGGCTCGGATAGTGTAATCGGATCAACCTCAATACAATGACGTTTATCCATTTTATAATTCCTCCAACGTGTTACTACATTCCGCATGGCTCGTCGAAGACGCGTCTCCACAATAAAGGACTCCATTACTTGATCTCGTAAATGATAGTATGTCATTTCCCCATCCTCATCATATCCCTCTTCTTCGTTCATGATTTTATCAAAATATCTCAGTCGACATGCGACCGAACGAAAACATCGATCCACGATTTTTCGCACATATACATTTGATTCGAACCAATAAGGTAGTAATAAATATAGACCATCATCTTCTTGAAATCGTAGAACGCGCCCAGATGATAGGATAAGAAGGTTACTAGAATGATCTCGCGGAGGGCATATTATACTAACATAATTAGTTCGTTGACATTTCAATGGGTGTTCTTCTTGTGATGGTGAGTTTACTTTTTCTATCTCATGCGGATCTTGCTGATACAATTGAAAAAAAGTAGGAAGAGAGAGGGGTGGAAGAGAATAGAATGGTGGGATAGGTTCAGTAGGAATAGATAAAAGATACTGAGCGGACGCTTCATCCATTTACCTAACACTTATTGAACAAGGTTTAAGCATCATCTATTACAAATACGCGGATTCGTTGTTCATCACTATTTATTTTTCCGATTATGTTTCCTTGTGAATTAATCAGTGTCTGGTCCACTTGCCACATCGGTGGAAGATGTGGGATATCTTTCACTTTTTGAATCATTGTCGGATGTGTTCCCTCCATCACCATCATTCGATGATTTCGATGAATGGGACAAAATGCGGATTGGTAGGCAACTGGTTTTCTACAAAATACAGTTAGATGATCCTGTTGAACATACGCTGTACATTGATTAGATTCTTCATGGGAATCTTGAATGATTACTTTTAAAGAATCTGCTGTTGGCAAGACTTTCTTGATGAGTTCTTTTTCCGATACATGGAGGCGTTTGGCCAACTCCGCGATGTAGCGTTTGGATTGAGCCAGAAGGACAGACTCGAAATTCTCCCACAGAATGCGCGGGACTTTGTATTCAAGTGTCATGGGTGCTCTTTTTATTTCATGGGAAATCATTTCAAATTTTTATTTACGAAGCAGTCTTCTCTTTTTGGTCGAGCGACGTTTCTTATGTAGTTTGCGAGTTTTATGCGATCTGCGAATTGATCGATGTACCACATGATGCTTGGATCCGATCTCTTGAAAGAATGTTCGCATGATCTGCTTTGCTTTTTCAAACATAGAGTGATCTTCAAATTGATACAAATAAACTTTCACATAATGTTTGGATCGGATCGATCGATCCCGACGATCAAAATGTAGAAATTGAAGCTTTCCTACCAATTGACCCTCTTGTAATAAGGTAACATCAACATTGTTCTTTCCTGATTCATTATACTCTGCCGTAATCCCGATCGAACTCCACGCCTGGATCAAATGAGAATGATCGGTTTTATGTTTGAATTGAAAATGATGTTGTTTCGGACTTGTTTCAGGATACGGTTCGATATGAGGAAAGATCCGTTGTGGATTCTCGATCTCGATCGTTTCTGTAAGTTGTGACGAGGTTTCCACTGGGGTTTCCACTGGCTGTTCTACAACCCTTTCTACTTGGGTTTCTACTTGGGTTTCCACTGGCTGTTCTACAACTCTTTCTACTGGGGTTTCCACTGGCTGTTCGAGTGGTTTTAGCGTAATATTTCTTGGCACGATTTTAGGAACTTCTTCTGGACCATCTACCTCTACAGAAAAGTCAGGTCGTTCCATCCTTCTCTTTCCTCACAAAAAAGAGCTCGTGATTATTCGATCTGTCAATAATCTTTGTATGGATTACATGTCGATCGAGGTCGTCAAACCGGTTCTCAAATGGGTCGGAGGCAAAACACAAATTCTCGATACGGTCCTCTCACACTTTCCTTCTAGGATTCATAATTATTATGAGCCATTTCTTGGAGGTGGAAGTGTATTATTGGGACTCTTGTCCTACCGTCAAGCCGGTAAAATTGCGATATCCGGTAGAATCTATGCCAGTGATCTAAATTCCAATCTGATCGGTTTGTATCAATCAATCCAACACGCGCCTGAAGATCTGATTGTCGAGGTTCGTGCCTTGATCGAAGAGTTTGCCACATGCGGCAATACCGAAGTACATCGATCACCTCAAACGATTGATCAAGCACGAACCTCACGCGAATCTTATTATTTTTGGATCCGAACCCGATTCAATTCAATGTCACGTGAACAACGAATGACCCTTAAGGGAGGCGCCATGTTACTATTCTTAAATAAAACATGTTTCCGTGGGATCTATCGGGAAGGACCTCATGGATTTAACGTGCCCTATGGAAACTATGCTCAGATCGGAATCATGAATGAAGAACATATTCGTTCTGTCTCCCAATTAATACAAGGAGTTATCTTTCGTGTTCAGCCATTTATGGATGCGTTAGATATGGTTCGTCAAGGTGATTTTGTCTATCTCGATCCACCCTATGCACCCGAATCAGGTACTTCTTTTGTTGGATATACCTCCGAGGGGTTTGGATTAGAACAACACGAAGCTCTCTTTACACGATGTCAAACACTTGCGGAAACAGGATGTTCCTGGCTGATGAGTAATGCCGATGTTCCTGTTGTACGTGACTCTTTTCCTGCCCCTTGTACGACTCTTGTTCTTTCTTGTCGCCGCTCGATCAACTCTAAAAAACCTGACTCAAAAACAAATGAAGTTCTTATTGCGACAAATCCGAGATAACAAATTTCTGATTGAAAAATAATGGATTCTCCACAGAATCATATTTGGGGACCTGAACTCTGGTTTCTTCTTCATTCTTCTGCGGAGCGATTTGGTAACCCCTTATCGAAACGATTGCCCGACGAAGAAAAGAGAGTCTGGACAGGCCTTCTTCGTAGTTTACAATATACCTTACCCTGTCCTCTTTGTAAAAAACACTATACGGCCTACTTGGCAAAATATCCGATCGTGTTGACAAAAGAGGGAATCCGTATATGGCTTCACCGTCTTCATTCTGATGTCAATCAACGAACCAATAAACCGAATCTTCCCATTGATGAACTCCCTGAGAAATACAGTAAACCATTTCAGTTTACGAAACATTATCCCACTGTATTACGTCAAATGATGATGGCTCTTCGTCTGGGGTGGTCCACACGAGAAGACATTCAGAAAACAGCACGATTCTTTGAAGAACTCATGCGTTATTATGATTTTTTTTAAAGTAATGACATATTCGACCACTTCTTCATGTATTGAATACTGCACGTTTCTACCAGAAGTCCATTCGCCCATACCCCATAGTTCATTCGTACATCGTCGTTCTCGAGGGCCATGTGCCAAATTGTATAGTTTCCTTCAGATGTCCATGGCTCCGCACGCTCATCGATGCAGGCCATCAGTCGGTATCGATTTTCCGTAATAAAGATATCACCAAGATTCTTTTTGGTCTTTTCTTTCTGATCATCCGTCATCGACTCCACCAAGATCGAATGACATCCTGTAATGTACAAATCATCCGTGAGTTCAGGGTATGTAGACGGAGAACACTTGTAAAGACGATTCTGAATGCGTTCACTATCAGACAGATTCTGGAGTTGTGATTTTCCGATAAGTGCTACCGCTTTATAGCCATTCAGACGTGTCTTGATCAAAGTACCTGGCGTAATCGTTTCGATCGGAAGATATACATCGTTACCATTGATATGGCAGAGAATGGTAGAACCCTCTAGGAAGCAGGGGATATTCGGATACAGATAGTACACTCCGTCGGAGGTTAAGGTATTTCCTGTAGTATACGCGCTAGCCTGAGAGGATGACCCTGTGCTGCTCGAGGCAATTCTCCAATTACTGAATCCGCCAAAGGTATTTACCGTGTAGGTGGTAGATGTTCCAATGGAGTTGGTTTGTGCCAGAGCATCGGCTTGATTTGCATAATACACGATATAGGGGGCAGGTAAAAGATAGTAGGTTCCTCCTGTGGCTAACGTGGTACCCGACGCATAGGATACGCTCTGAGAAGAGGTACCTGTACTACTTGAATGAATGATCCAATCGCTGTATCCACCAAAGGTTCCAAGCGTATAAGAAGTTGATGAATTGCCAAGTTGGTTGATATTATATAGAATATCATTTGCCGTTGCATAATACACTAAAAATACGGGGTACAAATAATACTGCCCAAACCCATCGCCCGAAGTGTACCCATCCGTTGGCAAATCCTCTCCTAGCACATAGGGTGTGCTATTGTATCCTGTACTAATGGTATTGGTACCATCCACCTTCCATGCAGAATAGGTCTCTGTAAAACCACCAGGATCTGTCGACAAATTTCGAATGTAAAAGGCACTGGATTGATAAATCATATTCGTGACCTGTTGCGCATCGGTCTGCGTTGGAAAATAGTTCATGGACTGCGGGGTAAAGGGAAGACCAACGGGATCCGCCAATTCGCTCATCGGACCCATCAAGAGACGAGAGGACGTTCCCACCGTCTTGTGTAAAACGCCTTCGTTAAACACAAATCCAGTATTTGCGGTGATAGGATAGGAGTTATCACCAAGAATAAACTCGCCTGTGCTGTCATTGAGATAGACAAGAAATGTCTTCGCAAACTCTTTGGAACCGGCATCCATATGAGGCACCGTATCACCATTCATCCATCTCATCGGAATACGGCTCACACCTGAAAGGTCCAATCCGAGCACCACCAGTGCAGAGCGAATCGAATCCGTAAGTTCAATCGAACAGCGCCCTGATGCGGAAGTCTTCGCCTCGAGCACTTCGGGAAGGTTATTCAAATATTCGATATCTTCAGACGAAAGAACATTTCGGAAGATGGATGCCATATCTATCAGCATTTGACATTTATTTTTTTACATGTCCTATCGAAACACATACTCTGCCTATTTAGGCAGAAGGGTCCTGTTTCACGAAAACACATACTCTGCCTATTTAGGCAGAAGGGTCCACAATACACGCCATCGGCTTGTCCGCCGTTGCACTCGTCGGCAATATACGATTCGAAATACCAAACAAGTCCGCCAAACGACCCGCACTTGGTAGACTTAGCATTGTATACCACCCAAATCCAAGTGCTCCAAATAGAACAAGTCCAGCAATAATACCAATGGTTGGCTCACATCCCGCATACATACGAAACCCAATCGCAATCAATCCAAACACCGCGATTGATGCAATTGCCAGAATCGCATGTGATGTACGTTTGGATACCTTGCTTGAATCTGCCCCATCATCTACCGGTTGTTGATACAGCGCCACTGCGTTCGT